TGTAGCAAAAAAACACTTTTTAAAAAAAAGTGTAGCAAAAAAACACTTTTTAAAAAAAAGTGTAGCAAAAAAACACTTTTTAAAAAAAAGTGTAGCAAAAAAACACTTTTTAAAAAAAAGTGTAGCAAAAAACAATAATTTGTAATTGTTTATAGTAAACTATAATAAAGCTATCAATAGTATATTTATTAATAGCTTTATTGAAAAATGTTGTCATTTATTCTCAAGGATCTAGACAATTATATGTTTTCCAAGAAAAACATGATGACTTATAATAAAATACATTATACTTGCCCATATAAACTTGTACAAGTGACAGAGAAACCAAGTATAAAAGTACACGTAAGTGGTCAAGTGCCTGTGCCTGTGCCTGTGCCTGTGCCTGTGCCTGTGCCTGTGCCTGTGCCTGTGCTTGTAACTGCACCTGTGCCTGTGCCTGTGCCTGCGCCTGCGGTTAAAAAATACGAGACTGCCTTTACCCCCTTTCAAAAAGACAAATTATTCTGGTGTTTTTATGTCCTCCTCAATGGCTTTACAGATTACGAGATGCACCAAACAGGCCATTATGCACTTGAAAAGGCTTTTAAAATCAGTTCCGTGGAAAAGCTCCGGACGATGAAACCGCAAATCAAAGAATTAAAATTAAAAATCAATGAAGTGGAAGATGAACTGGCGAATAAAGAACAAATTAGTATAAAAGGGCTGCAAGTCTTGTGTCTCGTGCATAAAGTGTCAATTACCTATATATATGGAAAACAGTATTGCGAATTTCTGTATGGTGACTCGGTGAAAGGGATTATTCAACGTAACGAAAAGAAAGAACACGCATTACTTTACGAAGACACGATATTAGACACAATTAAAAGCACACACTGGTATATAGAAAATTTGCAAAAACCTTTAAAAGCCCCTACCGCGTACACCGTAAAAGACTTGCAAGAAATTTGTGAAAAATTAGATATTTCGCTCACGTTTAAACAAAAAACCACCCTCAATCAAATTGTGGAGAAAAATAAACTGAAAAAAGAGCTCTATGAAGATATTTTGGCTAAGTTATAAGCCCCCCCCATACGTTTGTACGTTTGTACGTTTGTACGTTTATGTAAATTAACAACTCTTATGATTTAATAGTTAAAATTGATAAACCTAATAGAAATATTATCATTTATAATTATATACGAATATGTCGGACATAAATAAAATGGATAACCTTATCAAAGTTTATTTAGACGATTTATTCAAAGTAAGTGCGAATACCGAGTTAGAATTAGAAGTCAAATTCGGGACCCGAGGTATTAAACCCCTCGGTCGCATTGATTATGGCAATGTCATTCAGCATCTCTTATCGCAAGGGTTTAGTGCCAAGGGTACGAATAAATATCTTCTGCGCATTCAGAATGAATATATGGAACCCAATAGCGGTAATGTGCGGATGTCTAATATCCGGGCGGAAATAAATGGATTGCATAATGTCCAGGCGTATTGTAAAAACAATGTGTTAACAGGTCTGCCTGACGGGGCTGTCGCGTTTATTAAGAAAGACAGCTATAAACATAAAAATCAGCCCCAGTATCCGGTTAATGTGGATGACTTCAATTTTCGGCTCGCCCTCAGTAGCGAAAACAAGTTGCTTAACACGACGAATGCCGTGCGTGATACTGTAGATAAATGGAATGACAATAAGAAAATCTTTAGGTATTTGAATCGTTATACCCTGCAACACCCAGATTTGCCCTTTCTCGTTGACCTCAGTATCGTGAAAGAATCCAAGAAACAAGGACCTAATTATGTACCCGAATTTACCTTGCAAGAATCGGGTGTACTCGCGGCGCCAGAAAAATACGAAATAGAAATTGAATGCGTGAGTAGTCTCGTGGGGGTAGGGACGGCGTTTAATACCCCTGCTTTGCTTTTGAAAGCCTTGCAGAAAGTGGTAAAGTACGTTTTGGCGGGTTTACAAGAAACGAATTATCCGGTGCCGTATAGTGAACAGCGACTGGTTTTATATGAGTATATGGAATTACTGTGGCACCCCCAGGAGAAAGGGAAGCACCAAGAAAAGAGATTAACTGGCCGAGAATTGGAAAAAGCCATTCAGCAGGTGCGGGTGACACCGAAGAATTTCGTTGGGCCTTCATCATATACATTGGAGTTGCCAAATATAATGCCAGTAAATGCGGAGTCGGATGTGCCAAATATTCGGTCAAATTATACCGTCACCGATAAGGCCGACGGAGATCGTAAACTTATGTATATTGCGCCAGAGACGGGGAAGATTTACCTGATTAATACGAATATGGCGGTGCAATTCACAGGGGCCGTCAGTAAAAATAAAGACTTGTTTAATACCTTACTGGATGGGGAACATATTTTGTATAATAAAGACAAGAAATTTATTAATTTGTACACGGCTTTTGATATTTATGCGTTAAGGGGTGAGAATACCCGTGGGAAGGCATTTACTCCATCGGCGGCGGTAGAGCAAGGACAAGGAGAAGGAAAAGCAGAAAAGGCTACTATAGATTATTCTGCTTTTCGGTTACCCTTATTAACCAGTGTTATTAAACGATTACTGCCGGAATCCGTCGTGAAGAATGGCGCGTCCGCTACGCCCTTGCCGTCGCCCCTTCGGATTGAGCAAAAGACCTTTTATGCTGGCGGGGCAGCCCAGACCATATTCCAAGGTTGTAATTTAATCTTGAAAAAGGTGAATGACGGTTTATTTGAATACCATACCGATGGTTTAATTTTCACGCCGGCTTTACTTGGCGTGGGAGCAAATAAAGTGGGGGAGACGGTGAAACCCTTGAGCACCACATGGAATTATTCTTTTAAGTGGAAGCCCGTAGAGCAAAATACAATTGATTTCCTTATTAGTGTCAAGAAGCTGCCGAATGGAGGTGATTTTGTCGGGAATAAATTTGAATCGGGGTTGGATATGGCACAGGCAGCCCAACTCGTGCAATATAAGACAGTTATTTTACGGGTAGGGTTTAATGAAAACGATCAGCGACACGCTTTTACTAACCCCTGTCAAGATATTATTGAAGATAAAATTCCGTCCTACGCCGGCGACCAAGAAGACGAAGATGCGTATAAACCCGTGCAATTCTTTCCCACTGAGCCTGCTGACCCGACTGCAGGCCTGGCGAATATTTGGCTAGAAAATAGCGCAAGTGAAGAGAAAGTGATGATGACGGAAGAAAAAGAAGTGATTGAAGATAATATGATTGTGGAATTCAGTTATGATGTGAACCGAAACGCTGGCTGGCAATGGAAACCTTTGCGGGTACGGTACGATAAAACCGCCATGTTTCGGGCCGGCTTGAAGAATTACGGGAATGCCTACCACGTAGCAAACAGTAACTGGCGTACCATTCATAACCCGATTACGGCGATGATGATTAGTACCGGGGCTAACTTGCCCACCGGCCTCGGGGATGAAGATGATGATGTTTATTACAACCGAAAAGCGGGGAAATCGTTGACCAATCCGTTGCGCGATTTTCATAACCGTTATGTGAAGAAATCGCTCTTAAACAGCGTGGCGAGGCGGGGCGATACATTGATTGATTTGGCGGTGGGTAAAGGCGGTGATTTCCCGAAATGGATTGGAGCGAACCTGAAGTTCGTTTTTGGTATAGATATCTCTCGGGATAATATCCAGAACCGCTTAGACGGGGCGTGCGTACGCTACCTGAAAAATAAACGGCAGAAGAAAAACACCCCGGATGCTTTGTTTGTGGTCGGCAATTCCAGTGTGAATATCCGCTCGGGTGATGCCTTATACTCGGAGAAGGATAAACAGATCACTCGGGCAGTGTTTGGCGAAGGGCCGAAAGACGCAAAGGCCCTGGGCAAAGGCGTCTACAAAGAATACGGGATTGCCCAAGACGGGTTTGATATCTGCTCTATTCAGTTTGCGGTTCATTATATGTTTGAGAATCAAGAAACTTTGCAGAATCTTTTACGGAATGTCTCCGAAGTGACGAAAGTGGGCGGGTATTTTATTGGCACCAGCTATGATGGCAAAGCGATGTTTAATTTATTGAAAGGTGTGAAAGAAGGGGAGAGCATGACGGGCACGGGCACGGGCGCAAACGAAGTACTTACAGACTCAGATACTTTAGATAAACTCTGGGAAGTTACAAAACGTTACACTCGCAAAGAGTTTGAAGATAATAGTAGCTGTGTCGGTTATGCGATTGATGTCTATCAAGAATCTATTAATAAAGTCTTCCGGGAATACTTGGTGAATTACGATTACTTAACCCAGTTATTAGAGAATTACGGCTTTGTGTTAGTCACCAAAGATGACTTGAGAGAAAAGCCGATCACTAATAGCACCGGGTTCTTTGGCGAATTATTTACACAAATGAATAATGATATTAAACGCAATCCGCGCCTGGCCCGGGATTTTAAAGAAGCGCCCGCTATGTCCGCGGCCGAGAGACAAATCTCGTTTTTAAATCGTTATTTCATTTATAAAAAAGTCCGGAATGTGGATACTGCAAATGTCTTCTTGGGCTTGACCAAAAAAACTCTAGAAGAAGAAAAGACGGAAGAAGAATTAACAAAACGCGCGCAAGAAGAAGTCCTCATCCAAGTCAAACCCAAAGACCCTGTCAAAGTCAAAGGCAAAACCAAGAAAATGCTCAAGTTAGTAGAATCATTGTAGGGCGCAATTGTGTATATGTAGTCTTTTTTGTAAAGTATATAAATACTCTCTCTTATATTAATTAACGCCAGTATGAGCTCCTATATCTTACCAACCATTATAACTACCAAAGAGTTTTATACAAATATAAAATATACACTTACAACCACAAAAACACCAACGGTTAACATAAATAAAACGTTACAGAAATATTTAAACACATTAAAAGCGCAAATTGATGAATGCGAATTTGCGTGGGATAAATATAAAAAATACACGAACCCCTATGAATTTATTCACACTACCGTCCCCAATTCGCGGAACGCAATCTGTCAATATAAACCTTTATCACGCTCTTTTTTTAAAATGGTTGAAATGTGTCATCTGCTGAATATTTTGCCTGACTTGCCGCGTGTAAAATGTAAGAGTTTTCATTTGGCAGAGGGCCCAGGGGGGTTTATAGAGGCCTTGGTGTTTTTACGAAAGAATCCAACCGATATTTATTACGGTATGACATTGCTAGAAGAACAGAATCAAAATGTCCCTGGTTGGCGGAAAAGTAAACAATTTCTGGCAGAGAACCGAAATGTAATTATTGAAAAAGGCCACGATGACCGCGGAGATTTAATGAATCCGCAGAATTTATTGCATTGTTTAAAATATTATAAAGGTGAGTTTGATTTAATCACCGGTGATGGGGGGTTTGATTTTTCCATCCATTATCTCTCACAAGAAACGGTGAGTGCGCCGCTTATTCTGTGTCAAATCAGCTTTGCAATTGCTATGCAAAAACGCGGAGGGACTTTTATTATAAAAATGTTTGATACGTTTACGAAAATTTCCGTGGATATTCTGTATTTATTGGCGAATCTGTATGAAACTGTGCATCTTGTAAAACCTCACACCAGTCGTTATGCCAATTCTGAGAAATATGTCATTTGTAAAAACTTTAAATTGGACGAAAAATCGCGGCAAGAAACCATTAATGTGTTGTATAAAATAATGCTGAAAATGCGGGAAAATAAAGGTTCTATTGAGTCTTTATTTCCTTATGAATTGCCTTATTATTTCGTGAATAAAGTGGAAGAATATAATGCGATCTTTGGTCAACAGCAAATTGAAAATATTGGCACAACGTTGAATTTAATTGACAATAATAAGTATGATAAATTAGAATTGATAAAAAAAAATAATGTGCAAAAATGCATTACTTGGTGTCAACAATATAAATTAGATTATCACGCATCAGTCCAGCCTAATAATATATTCTTGATGAATCGGCAGGCGCCGGTGTCTAATCAACCCATAAATTCGCATCCCATAAATTCGCATCCCATAAATTCGCATCCCATAAATTCGCATCCCTAAAATATAATGAAAAATATACATATAAACCTATTTATTTTATATGTATAATGGAAGCCTTGTTAAATTTATATAATCTCTTTAAAAAAGAACACAAGAAAGAACGTTTTGATATTATCTTGGAGCCACTTCAAGCCATGACCCAACTAGCTTTCCTCGCTTTTTACCCCAAAGGTAGTAAACTCTCCATCAATAATAATTTGATTTTTATTCAAACCACAAATTGGTCGCAAGGTTTATTGCGCTCTTATAATCATGATAAACGGGATGATGTATTTTTCTTATTCACAGCGATTATCCGGTTCAATCGGTTCTATGGCTATTTACGCGAAGAAAATGACGATTTCCGGAATTTATTTGATTTATTAATAAAGTTAGGCAAATTAGGTATTGATAATTTACTCCAAACCTATGCTAATGTGGATCAAGCATCCCTATTACATACCTTACAAATGTATCGGACGATACTAGAGAAACCTGAATTATTTGTAAATGACGTAAATCAAACAGATAATTCTAAAAAAGACTTGGATGAAGTCTTTATTAAAATCCGAGATATTTATTCCACGCAAGAATTGAATATTCTTTATCATACATTATTATTAGTAGAAAAGACCCCCGAATATTATGAAGATTATATGAATGGTATAAATGCGATTCTGGCGCCGAAATATACGGCGATAAAAAAATGGATCAATGATAATATTGTCTATTAAAATATGCTAAAAATATGCTAATCACACTTTATTTTCTTCTGTTTAGGTTGCTCCTCATTATCATCATCATCTTCAGATCGTAATCGCACAGTATGCAGTGTTTGGTTTAAATAAAGCATTGCCTTGATACCTTCTTCATATTTTAGTGTAAATCGTTTAATGTGGCGTTTCAGTGCATATACAGCACCAATGACACCCACCTTCGGTCCCCATAACAAAAAACGGTTAGATTCCCGGTCGTGCCAAAGTAAATCTAGACCATATTTGTTGGTAAATGTTTTAAAATGCAAACCATCTTTGCCGATGATTTGTTTAATAAGGTCAGGGTCTAACGGCGTGGCTAAAAAACTACACCACGTGTGTTTGCGTTTCTGAATGGCTTCTAGCATTATAGAAATATACTGGAGATTTATTTTGCCACTGGTGAGGTTATGAATTGCTTGTATACCGTCTTGACTAGTTTGTTTAGTAAGGGGGAAACGCTCCGGAAAGCATATATTTGTAGTCATTTTTTGCTAATATATTATCGCGCACTATATTTAAGCGGTTTTATAAATTTATTTTAAAATTTTTGCAGTGAAATTTTAAAATTGAAATGGTTTATGGTTGGACAGCAAATAATAACTCCCAGACAAGTTTATCAAGCCGATTTAAAGTTTTTACCAAGTCAAGCCAAGCCGAATTTATTAAAGCCAAGCCGATTATAAAAAAAGAAGAAAATGTCTTCTGAACAAGCAACAATGACACAGCAGTGCCATACCGCGATGTTATGTGAGGCCCGTGATTACGGTGACTGTTACCTCCATACCGAATTATTTGATGTCACATTTCAATACCGTGACTCAAAAGGTCGGCACCAGCCCGATGAAGTAGTAAAGGTCTGTATGTGCAAAGGCCACTACAATTGGTTGAGTAAAATCCACCAAGGCGAACCCCTCAAGATGCAAGGGGAAGTCGCCAAATATTCCATTCATGATAGTTTGTTCGCTGATTTTGCTGATAAAAAACACATGTACACGCTAATGAACGTGATATTTGAAGAAGGAGCAGATGGTACCCAACCCCAAGAATATCAACTCTTCAATGGGCGTGATGTGGATGCCATGCGTAAAGTTATTCGCGAATGGTACCCTAATAAAGGCTTCATTAGCATTTATGAAGAGGGTTTCTTTCAGACGACATTTCACAAAATACCCGGTACTGAAGAAAAGTACGAACAAGTCATCATTGAAGTGAAAAGTATTACCGGCGAATTAGCACTAGACGCTCTTGCTAACAAGTTTTTGCCAATGAATATAATGACTCCTGAACTTATAACTCTAAACATTAACGATTCGTCCTTCACATTTGTACCCCGGGCGGAAACGGATCCCCTCTATGTCAAGGAACCAAAGCCAGACTTATTTCGGCAATTCTTTCAGAAAAAACAAGAGGCGGCAATCTACATCAATTTTGAAGAATGTGTAGAGTTTATTGAAAATGAAATTGATGACGAGAATATTATCAACTGGTCTGAATTGCGCGAAAAGAGCCCGCATAAAACAGAACAGGCACTATTTGAGAAATCTCAGCAACTGACGAATGCTCTCTTGCGTGATGATGATGTCGCCAGTATTATCGTAACGGAAATGCTGGACGACGCAGAGATTTCCGCGGATGTATTGTGGATTACGTATATCACGGCCAATCACCACCTATTCGCTTCTAGTGATCCTAAAAAAAATTTGAAAAATAATAAGGCTCTCGTGGACCTGTTTATTTTGTTTGGTCTGAAAAAAAACTTGCTAACGTTGGCCATATCCGGTCAGCGCGAACGCATGCTGTTTAGTAAACGGCGAGCCCACTATAATATTTTGTACGAAAATGAGTTTGTCGTAAAATACTTGTTGCCAAAATTCATTTCTGGCGCTGATATTATTTACAAGTCCGAATATGTTGAAAATACGGCTCTGGAGTATTGGCATAAATACGACAACGTACTATGTTACATGGGCGGGGGTCCTAGAAGTTATATGGATGAGACTTTTGAAAAAAATGAAGAGATCCGTTTATATTTGGAACTGAACACAAGTGCTATTGTAGAGCCATCTACTACCGAAGAGCCCTCTAGCGAAGAGCCCTCTGCCGAAGAGCCATCTGTTGATGAAAACCCTCCGCTTATTGGCAAACTAGATCCAAATGTGTTGTCAGCGCAAGTCTTGCCATATTATAATAAAGTACACGCAAATGGTTATAAGGATGCGGAATTTGTGATTTTAGGGTACAAGAGTTTGTTTGATTACCGACTATGCAGTGATGTTGACCTGACAAAATGTAGCGCGGAAGAATGTGAAAAGCTGCTGCCTGGGTTCATCGCAAAGATTGAAGAAAAAAAACGGAAGTTGCGGGCGGGTGATTATGAGGAGTGGCAGAAAATTAACGAAACTATATTATCATATAAACATAAATATTGAAAACTTTTTGCGATACGTTTTATACAAAAATATAAGAAAAAAAATAAAAAAATAAAAAATTATAAAAACTTTGATAAAAAATATATATTAAATTTTGCGATACTTTTATAAAAATATATATTAAATTTTGCGATACTTTTATAAAAGTATATATTAAATTTTGCGATACTTTTATAAAAGTATATAAAAAAGAATTTAGGTAAGGTTCTTTTTTTTATGATATATAAAATATATCATAAACACAATGCAGTAATTTTTCTACTTACTCGTCTTTACTTAATTAAACGGTTGAGGTGGACAAATACGTTTATTGCCATTTATATGGTATTGAGACTGTTCGCATTTATAAAATTTATTTTTCAAGAAATAGGGGCCATTCATTGTACCTTGATAGCGGCCTGCATTTGCCCCGGCGGCCCCCCACGCAGTATAAAACGATCCCCCATTGGTAGTAATGGTATTGTATTTCAAGCGGTCAATACGAGCACCGGAAGAGACGGCGCCTTGGACACCATATTTTTGATTATTAGGTTTATAAATAGTTATACTTGGTTGTGTTGCACACGTATTATTCGTATTACAATTAGAACACGCAGCCGAATTCTTACACGTGCTACAGGTAACATCACAAGTAGTACAAGTGGGGCAGCCGGTGCACGTAGTACACTTGTTGAAACAATTCTGTGTGCTCCGCACTTGGGGGCCGTTGCGCGCATCCGTCGGGTACAAAGGCTGGCCGTCGGCACTGAAATATTTTACGCCAGGGACCGGATTGACGGATAATTTTTGATCATACCGGATGCAGCGACTCTGTAGGTAACTCCTGGTGTCTGTGTAGTATTTTTTACTCAAGACTGTGGTCGCTGGTCTGATAATATTATTCTCTGGATTGCAGGCGACACAGACGGGTTTATCTTGCACACAATCATAAAAAGAATCTTGAGGATTGGCTGTAAAATCCGAATCATTATTGCCGTATTTAAAGAGATCTTCTTTCAGTGCGGTGCTTTGATTGCCGTTTAGGTTTGAGACACAAGTGATACAATCGGTATTTGTTTCAGTATTGCCTAAATAGACGGAACCGCCTGGCAAATCCATGGGCATACCGATGCCGGCACGACCGCGCGAACTATTATGGACAGTATTTAGCTGTTTACGCCAATGTTTGATGGGCCGGGCTCCAAAATCGGGGCCAGAGGCATATTCTTCAGAACCGTCTAGAGGACGTGAATAATTGGGTACTGCGCTGTTGGTTGAAGCTCCTTTCCAGTAAATGTTGACTTTTGCACTAGTGTTCATACTTGTATATACACAACCTTTTAAAAACAACCTTTTAAAAAAAGGTTGGACCAAAAAACAACCTTTTAAAAAAAGGTTGGACCAAAAAATTACAATAAATTAAGAATACGTACGTTTTATTGAGTTGAACGTAAATTTGTGTCTAAAAACATAATACGTACGTAGACATAATTTATTGTGATTTTGGTCCAACCTTTTTTTAAAAGGTTGTATTTTGGTCCAACATTTTTTAAAGGTTGTATATAGAGAGAACAACTATGCTTTTAATAAATGTCTTAATTATTTTGTTAGCAATTTTGATCATCGCAAGTTTGTGGGGTTTGCTCAAGCGATTATTTAGTTATATGAGTGGGCGATCACGGGAGGGTTTAGAAAATATGCCACCAGCTCCAGATACAAACAAATATACAGATCCAGGACTAAATAATGATCCATTATATTTAGCCACGTTAAATGCAGCTAATATAAGTTATTTAAAAGAACAAGTAGATAAATTAAATGGTCTAAAGGAACAAGTTAGTGCTTTAAGCTCACAAACCGATAATAATTCAACCGCCATCAGAGGTATTGGTGAACAATTGACAAGTACATCGCAACAATTGACGGGACGAGACCCTAATTCTAAAGATCCGATACCGAGTGCAACTGGGTTAGACTAATCCACAACTACCTTTTTTAAAAACAACCTTTAAAAAAAGTTTGTTTTTAAAAGGTTGTTTTTTATAATAGTCTAGACTAATTATAATATATGTCTAATTTTTTTGAAAAAGTTAAAAACGATGCACAAGGCTTAGAACAAGAATTGTTAGGCCCAGACTATAAATATTATGATTTCATCAATACCCCTGCAGAAATGGGGATGAGTTCCGATGGTAGTATAAGTGCCATTACTAATGATATTGCTGGATTAATCGCCTATGTATCGCTTCTCTCTTCTGGGGAAGGCGAAGCGTCTAAAACTGGAGGTCCTTTAGGAAATAAATTCTTTTTACCAACGGGGGCAAAGTGTAAAGACGTTGCTTCCGGGGAACTCGTCACTCGGTCTCTCTATGTGAATAATGTGCCGGACGGCAGTATTCCTTTTATTTCCCAAGGTCTAGGCGATGTTAATTTTACAGAATTTAGAGGATTAATTCCAGGGACGTTGAGTAATTTGGGGCAAATTAATCCAATGCAAATGTTTGGCGCGTTTATGAGTGGACCCAATCCTGAATGTCAATCTCTTACAATGGAGACAATTGATGTAACTGGGTTAAAAGGTCAAGACACACAGCACGTCACGAATACTGATATCGGTACTATGAGTGCCTGCTGGTTTCCAACTGGAAAAAATCCCGTGTCTGGTAATACCTGTCGGGAAACCTTTACCACAATGAGCGACTCGCAAGAACATAATGATTATCTAAACAAATATAATAAGAAATATATGGGTGAAGCATTTAAAGAGTCAAAAAATTATGACGATACGACTTATGATTTTTCTGAATACGGCATAGCTAAGAAATCCAGAAAGAACCCTAAATATGATTTTGCCCCAATGCCTAAAGATCCTATGGTTAAAGTGTACTACTCATCATTGACTTTATTGTTATTTTATATCTTTTATAGAGTGTTTAAAGAGAGAAAATGAATAAATATAAATATAAATATAAATATAGCTTAAAGGTTTTCATTTATATTTACTGATCAACGCTTAGTTTTACTTACGTTTATACGTATAAACCTTGTTTTTCTTGCTAAAGCGCACTTTCTTGGACCTGCTACGCTTGGATCTGCTACGCTTGGACCTGCTACGCTTGCCTCCAGTGCGATTGGACCTGCTACGCTTGGACCTGCTACGCTTGGACCTGCTACGCCTGCGTCTTCCTCCACCTTGAATTGAAGAATAATTAGATGATAAAGGCGAAGGCGTAGGGTTAGAAGTAGTTGCGTTAGTAATTTTCTTCTTTAAGTTATCAAAAGAATCAGTAATTGTCCCCCATATTTCACTCATTTATATATTATACGTTTATTTAAAATCAACCTTTTATAAAACAACCTTTTTTGAAAAGGTTGGGCCAAAAAAACACTCAACCTTTTCAAAAAAGGTTGGGCCAAAAAACACTTTTTAAGAAAAAGTGTGGAAAAAACAGACCGCTAAATTTATAACACGTACGTTTTATAAATTTTGAGTTGATCAATAGTAAATGGTTGCGCCTTTCTTCTTCGGCGCTACGCACCCTCCGGCCCGGCATTTTTTTTTACCATCACGGACACTATTTGGATCCATTCCGCTAAAGGACATTAGACCATTTTGATAATTGGTTGAACTTTTACCAGTCGCATTAATTTTTTTTAATTCAATGTATTGCGATGAGTCAAAAAACCCTTCACCACCGCCGGATTTTTTCACATAAGCTCGCCTAAACATGGAAAACATATTTCCTTGGGCCATTGTATTAGGTTTAAAGGGCATCCCCATTGAAGCACGTGTTTCATTATTGTTATCAGATTGTTTGAGGGGAATACTCGCTGGACCAACGGTAGAGGCGACATAAGTGGGGGGATTATAAGGTGAGGACATTATATATACAACCTTTTAAAAAAAGGTTGGACCAAAAAACAACCTTTTAAACAACCTTTTAGGAAAAGGTTGGACCAAAATTTATAAAACGTACGTATTATAAATTTTGAGTTGATTAATAGTAAATTTTTGGTCCAACCTTTTTTTAAAAGGTTGTGTTTTGGTCCAACCTTTTCCTAAAAGGTTGTTTAAAAGGTTGTTTAAAAGGTTGTTTAAAATGTTGGGTATTTTTGCCGTACTTTTTCCTAAAAAGTACTTAAAAGCGTCGTACATTCCTTCTTGCTGTATAAGATGCATTGTGTTGATCGCCACCAAAACTGTAGTCATTATAGGTCTTATTCTCCGCAATCAATTTCTTGTAACGAATATAGTCAGAACTATCATAAACGTAACGGGGATTGCCAGAGAAAAGGGCGCTTCCATTATTATTTGTACCGCCAAAAAAAGAATGTAATTGAGTTGCAATACGTGCGCTACCTACCTGGTTAGATCCGGGCATTGAAGGGGAAGGATTACTATTAATGGAACCTGCCGTATCGCCAGCATTGTAAGAAGCCCTAAAGGGTGTAATCACTGCCGTACGCGAATAAGCGTTATCCATACCTCGGCGTAAAATATTCCGGTCCGTAGATCGGGAGCTACCACCTTCCATACCAGAACCACCGTCAACACCTGCGCCGCCGCCGATTAACCCCCATCGGGGCTGAGCCCCGGGAATACCTCCGCCTAATATACTTCGGAAACGATTATCTTTGAAGAAGCCGGACATTGTATATATACAACCTTTAAAAAAGGTTGGGCCAAAAAACAACCTTTTAAACAACCTTTAAAAAAAGGTTGGACCAAAACACAACCTTTTTTTTAAAGGTTGGACCAAAACACAACCTTTTAAAAAAAGGTTGGACCAAAACACAACCTTTTAAAAAAAGGTTGGACCAAAACACAACCTTTTAAAAAAAGGTTGGACCAAAACACAACCTTTTAAA